TGCTAATGTTGCACCTAATCTTAGATTATATAGAAATAGTGGTTCTCCAGCAGACAGTGACCAGTTAGGTAAAATACAATTTGAAGGTAGAAATGATAACAGTCAAGATGTAATTTATTCAGAAATTGTTAATCAAATAAAAGATGCTAGTGACGGAACAGAAGATGGAAGAATGGCTTTAAATTCTATGGTTGCAGGTACTTTAAGAGCAAGACTAGATATTTTACCAACAGAAACAGTTTTTAATGATGGTAGCATTGACCTAGACTTCAGAGTTGAATCAGATGGCAACGCTAATATGCTGTTTGTTGATGGTGGTACTAATAGGGTTGGAATAGGGACTGCTAGTCCAGATTTAAAATTAGATGTTAGTCATGGAACAGCAGCTCAATATATTGCTACTTTCCAAAACACTGCTAATAATAATCAATTAAAAATTGGCAACCAAGCTCAGGGTTACTTAAATATTCAAGGAGCTAGAATAGATAATGGTAACCCTTATAACTTCTCACTTCAATCCGATGGTGGCAATGTTGGAATTGGAACTACTACTCCAACGGAACTATTACACATTAAGAATCCTAGCAATAGCTGGAATGAATATGCCAGGATTAGAATAGGCACAGAAACTAGTGATAGCTATGCTTCTGAAATAGGGTTTCATAGAGGAACTTCAAGTGATGCTGATAGAGGGTTGTTTTTAGATGGGTCTGGTGCAGGTAATCAACAATTAAAAGTACTAGTTAATGGTAATGTTGGTATCGGAACAGCTGCTCCAATTTCAAAGCTACATTTAGCAGACAGCAGTACTAATTCTATAGTTCAAACACGATTTGTTAATGATGCAAGAGATTATGCATTAGGTGTTCATGGAGGCTTGTCAGATTCATTTATTTTATATGATGACACAGCAAATGCTACTCGTTTAGTTGTTACTACTGCAGGCAAAGTTGGTATAGGAACAACTGCACCACAATCAGGATTACATATTGCTGAAGGTGGTAGTGGTTCTGATGGTGGCTCAGTTCTTACTTTATCACAAACAGGATTTGGCTCTATTGTTAATAATGATGATTTAGGTAGCGTTCACTTTGGTGGCGTAACAAGTGGTGGTGTTGGTATTCCTAATGCTGCAAAAATTATGGTTGAAGGTGATGCCACTTGGTCAAATAATGATTATCCAACAAGAATGTCATTTTTTACTACAGCAGATGGTGCAAGTGGTTTAAGTGAGAGGATGCGTATTGATAATGCTGGAAAAATTAAAATTGGCAATAATATTCCAATGTGGTCAGGTTCTTTTGGAGGGGGTTTATTCCTTAAAGGTAACAACGCTACATCTGATAGATATGCTCAATTGTGTATTGTTGATTCTAATGGTGCTATTGCACAAGCAGGTTTAAAAGTTAATAACAATGGTTCTATTACTTGTGGTGGTAGTGGTAATGTAATAATCACAAACGGTGACTTACAAGTAGCTAGTGGACATGGAATAGACTTTAGTGCAACTGGTAATTCTGCAGGAGCTATGTCCTCAGAAATACTTGACGATTATGAAGAAGGTACTTTTACTCCTGTTTTGAAAGCAAATGGTGGATCATCAGTTACACCTAATACTGGAATGACAAAAGGATACTATACAAAAATTGGAAATCTTGTCACAGTTTCAGGAACTTGTGTGTGGACTGCAAACGGTTCAAATGCTAATGGTGGGTATACCGTCATTGCTGGTCTTCCTTTTACCTGTGCGAACACGAGTAACGGCAGGTTTGCAGGCAGCCTGGGGGCATGTACTGGCATTTCTGACGCTGAAAACCTCAACGCCATTGTAGACCCAGGTAATAATTTTATCTATATCACAAGACAGATAAATACTAACTATTCACATGGCAATACTATAGCGGCATCAGGTGCTATCTATGGTTTCACGGTCACTTATAGAGTATAATAACAAATTAATAGGGTGCTTAGTCAATTCTAGGCACAGACAAAAGGAAAAATAAAAATGGCAATAACAAAAGAAACAGTCGAAGACAAAATAGAAATTGTAGGAGACTATAAATCAATACAGGTGCGAACAGCTACTGTAATAAAAGAAGACGGAGTAGAACTTAATCGTTCATTCCACAGGCACGTTTTAGAATGCGTATCATCATCAAAAAACGATGACAATAGCTGGACTCATACTGATACAGTTGTATCAAGCGAAAGCGCAGAAGTGCAAGCAATCGCTACAGCAGTTTGGACTACAGCAGTAAAAAACGCTAAAAAAGCATCTAACGAAGCAGCATAAAATATCCCCGACAAGGAAGCACAAAAAAACCCGCGAAAGCGGGTTTTTAGTTTTAGTAAGCTTAGCCTTCTACTGGTTCTGCTTCAACCTCATTAGGGTCTTTATCTATGACTTGCTCGAGTCTACTAGTGTAGCCTTCTTTAGCTAATAGTAATCTGTCATGTTGAATTTTAGCGCCGACTAAGTCTTGCTCCAATCCTTGTAACATATTAACTATTACCTTAGCATCGTCATGCAGTTCCGAGATTATGTACTTCTTGTCGTTAAACATTAATACTGGCTCGCTGTTGGTTACTTCTGTCATCTTTTTCTCCTTATCCAAAAATGTCTTGCCAATTACCTTGAGTTGTACTTTTTGCATACTCTGTACTTCTGTTCTCAAAGAAATTTGCGTGCTCCACTGCATTAATCTGCTGATCCAACCATGGTAATGGATTCTCAGTGCTGTGGAAAATTGCTTTCATACCTAGACCCAATAATCTGCGGTCTGCGATATACCTTATGTATTCTTTTACTTCATTGCCAGTTAAACCTTCAATATCTGCGTTCTCAAAACAAACATCAATAAAGTTATCTTCTAACTCTACTACTCGTTCTGCTGCACAGTATACTTCGTACTTTAACTTATCAGTCCATAGTTCTGGATTCTCAGCAATAAAAGTTCTGAATAGTTTGGACATTCCCTCTACGTGTAGAGTTTCGTCCCGAATAGACCATGTGACAATCTGTCCCATGCCTTTCATTAGGTTGTGTCTAGGGAAGTTAAGAAGAATAGCAAAACTACTGAATAGTTGTACTCCTTCTGTAAATCCGCTGTACACAGCCATTGTTTTTGCCATCTCATGCTTATCTCTCATGTTAAAGTCTGTTAGATAATCATGCTTGTCTGACATTGCCTGTATCTCAGTAAATTTCTGATACTCATCATCTGACTTACCAAGTGTTTCCAATAATAAAGAATACGCTTCTTGATGCACTGCTTCCATAGCAGCGAAACTAACAAGCATCATTCTTACTTCTGGTTGCTTGAATGTTGGTAGATAATGCTTCGCATATCCACAACATACATCTACATCAGCTTGTGTAAAGAACCTAAATATATTATCTACTAAGGCTCTATTTGCTGGTGTAAGTTTTTCTTTATAATCCTTTATATCGTCTTGTAACGGTACTTCTTCAGGCATCCAATGCATTTGCTGTTGCTTTTTATACATCTCGAACGCCCAAGGATAGTTAAAAGGCTTATAATAATTTCTTTCTTCTAATAAATTCATTTATCCCTCACAACTAAGACAATCTGATTGCTCAAAAATTATCTCTCTCTTTGCTTGATTTGCTACGTTATCCGCACGACCTATAGCTTCGCTACGTAGGTAATATAAAGTCTTCATGTTCTTTGCCCAAGCTAGCATATGAACATTGTGTAGGTCTCCCTTGTTTACATCAGGTGGGAAGAATAGATTAATACTTTGAGACTGGCAAATAAATTCCTGTCTCATACTAGCGTGCTCTACAATCCATGCCTGATTAATTTCTACTGCTGTTTTAAAAATCTCTCTCTCATCATCAGAAAGAAATGGAAGGTGTTGACAGCTACCTTTGTTTGCTATGATACTAGACCATACTTCATCATTGTTCTTATTATAAACCGCCAAGGTTGCTTTTAAGAATTTGTTTTTCATTAAGTATGAACCACTCTTAGTTTTCTGCGTATAAGCATTTGCTCTGTAAGGTTCTACACTAGGACTTGTGTTTCCACAAATAATACTAGAACTTGCATTTGGAGCTATTGCTAGCAAATGTGCATTTCTTACTGAGGCAGTATCATCATCAGGGCAAGCCCCTCTGTCTACTGCAAGCTTATGAGTCTCAGCTTCTGCCTGACTCTTAATATGCTTAAATATTACCATATTTGCACTTGAAGCCATCATGCTCTCAAAAGGAAGTCCTTGTTTCTGTAGGTACGCATGGAATCCCATAGCGCCTAGCCCGATACTTCTTTCTCTTGATGCACTATACCTTGCTCTTTCTAATTCATCAGGTGCATTTGCTATGAAATGTGTTAAAACATTATCTAGAAAACGTACTAAGTCTGGTATAAACGCAGGGATGTTTTTCCACTCGTCATAATACTCCAGATTTACACTTGATAGACAACATACTGCTGTCCTTTCTTCATTAGTTGCTAAGGTAATTTCTGAACAAAGATTACTATGATTTACTTTTAAACCTTTTCTTTTCTGAAAATCTGGCAAGTCAGCTTGCACAGCATCTTCAAACATTAAGTAAGGTTCTCCTGTTTCCATTCTATTCTGTAGTAATTTTACCCATAAAGTTCTAGCACTAATAGTCTTTTTAACTTCACCACTATGTGGGTCAACTAAGTCCCAGCTATCATCAAAGCCTTCTAGTTTAGTTGCCTTATGGATTATTTCCATAAATGCATCTGGTACTACAACACCATGATGTAAGTTTGTACACTTACGATTTATATCTCCACCTGTTGGCTTTCTGACATCTAAGAATTCTTCGATCTCAGGGTGACTCATATGTAAGTATGAAGCATAACTACCTCTACGTGTTACTCCTTGTGAAAAAGCTAGCATTTCTGCGTCTACTACTTTCATAAAAGGAAGAACTCCTGTAGACTCCGAGCCTTTTGATGTCTTTGTTCCTTGTGAACGAACATCACTCCAACCACCACCTATGCCACCACCCATTGAGGATAGGTAGGCATTTTCTGTATAATGTCCAGTAATTCCTTCTCTACTGTCTTCTATGTAATTAAGAAAACAACTGATAGGTAAGCCTCGTTTTGTTCCGCCATTTGAAAGTATAGGTGTTGCAAACATAAACCATAGTTTACTAGCATAATCATATATTCTTTGAGCGTGAGCATCATCGTCTGCAAAAGCTTCAGCAGCTCTTGCAAAGGCTTCTTGTGGGCTTTGTTCATCGCCAACAAGATATCTATCTTGTAGAGTAAGTTTACTGAAATCTGTTAGTAAATCATCTTTACTGTAATCAATCTGTATCATTTAAATACTCCCGTATTTGTGAGGACAAGTCCTCTAAGTTCATGTCTGCTTCGATTAATGCTTGCTCTGAGTAACTCACTAAGTCCATGAGTTCTGCGTTGAGTAATAACCTGTCTGCGTTTTCGTTTAACGACTGTATGAATTTATACTTACTGCTTATTGGGCAGGCATTATAAATATCAAATAAGTCTCCATACTGTTCGATTAATGATACAGCCCTCTTAGGACCGATGCCTGCTATTCCTGGCACGTTATCACCTGTGTCACCTGCTAGACATTTCTGAGTCAAGTACATACTTGGCTCTACGTCATAGTGGTCTTCCCAGTTAT